CACTACACGCCGGGGTTGAAAGCCAAGATGCGGATCGTCTGCGAGGGTCGCACGTTCGAGATCACCAGCGTGGTGGAGCGCGGCTACCGGGCCGAGCACGAGCTGCTGGTGGCGGAGGTGACGGACTAATGGCAGGCATGCAAGCCAGTGTCAGCGTTTCGGACATCGCGGACGTGCTCAAGCGTTTTGATGGGCTGCGGATCGGCGTGCAGAAAAAGTACCTGCGGGCCAGCGTGAACAAGGTCACGAAGCCGTACATCCCCGAGGTGAAAGCCCTGGTTGCCAAGGGGCCGACGGGCAACCTGCGGCGGTCGGTGGGCGTGCTCACGGAAGCCAAGGTTCGCGGCAAGACCCAGACGGCCGTGCTCGGGTTCCGCCGTGGTGAGAAGTTCAAGAAGGGCGGGCTTGGCTACCACGCCTGGTGGATCGAGAACGGCGTGAAGGTTCGCCGGCCCAAGAAGGCTGCGATGCTGCAGGTGCCGATGGCACTGGCCAAGCAGTACCCGTACCTCATGGGCAAGGTCGCCTTGAGCGGGGCGGAAGGGGGCGGGGCTGCGTACTTCCCCGAAGTTGCTGCCGTCCCCGGCACGGGCAAGTTCGGCCAATGGGCGGACAGGACGCTGCCGCGGATCAGGGACGAACTGATTCAGGAACTCGGCCGGGCGGTGGCGAAGGCTGAAGCCGAGAACGCCCGCCGCGATGCCAAGGGGAAGTGATGCCAGCCACGACGTTCATCGACGAGTCCCTCATGCAGCTGCTGTCGGCGTCGGCCGACATCGCATCGTCGGTAGGCTCGCGGATCTACGCCGTGCAGGCTCCGCAGGGGACGGCGTTTCCGTGTCTGGTGTTCGACCGGCAGGACGCCAGCCGTGGGCCGTACATGCACATGCGTGGCATGACCGGGCTCACCCGGACGACGTACACCGTGTCGTGCATTTCGACGCGGCTGGTGGACTGCCGCAACCTCGGGCGTGCGGTGCGGTCAGCCTTACAATTCAAGAGCACGCCGGCGGTTCGGCTCATCACGGTCAAGGACGAAGCCGACCAGCAAGAGCCAGCAAACCCCGGCGACCAGACGCCCATTTACCGGACGGACCTGACAGTCGAGATCACCCACTCGGAGAGTTGACCAATGGCTGCTGACATCGGACAGGGCACCTACGTTTCGTTCGGAACCGCGCTGCACACCGCGACCGGCTACAAGATCACCGGCGTGAACCACAACGGGATCGCCCGGGCTGTTGCCGACGCGACGCACATGCTGTCCTCGGCCAAGGAGTTCGTGGCATCGTCCATCTACGACCCCGGCGAACTGTCGGTCGAGGTGCTGCACGACCCTGCTGTGAAGCCCGTCGCCGACCTGGCGAACGTCGCCACCAATCAGGTGGTGAGCGTGTACTGGGCCAACGGTGGCACGGCTGTGACGCTGTGGTCGGCGTTCGGCTACATGACCGGCTACGAGGCCGGTGCCCAGATGGAAGACATGCAGTCGGGCTCTGTGACGATCAAGCTCTCGGGCACGCTCGGCTGATTGGTGTGACGCAGGGAGGCGCGCATGGCTCTGAGTCGTGATGAGTTCCTACAGCGACGGCAACCGCTGGCGAAGGTGTTGGTGCCCGTGCCGGAACTCGGTGAGGGTAGCGAGGTCTACGTCAGCAAGTTGACCGCCAAGGGCCGCAACCGGCTCGAGGAAATTGTTGGCGGCGGCAAGGGTGGCGTGAGCCTCAACAACCTGTCCGCCAAGATCGTGACGCTCGTTTGCGTGGCTGAAGACGGCAAGCAGTTGTTCAGCGAAGCAGACGAGGCCGCCATCGGTGCCTACGACTGGGAGGCTGTGCAGCGGATCGTGCAAGCCGCTTTTGAACTCAACGGCATGCTTGCCAATCCCGTGGAGGAAGCGGCGGGAAAATAGAGGCGTCGCCGGTGCTGCTGTTCCTCTACCGGCTGGCGCTGAAGATGGGACGGGTGGACGTTGACGCTCTCGCGGAGGAGATGTCGGTCGATCAGTTATACGGGTGGATGGGGTACTACTTATTGGAGCCGTGGGGCGACGAATGGCTCCGGTCGGCAATGAGTATGACCCAGTTCTCCAACGCCTACCGGGGCAAGAACTCGCCGGTTAAGAAGGTTGACGACTTCATGCCCGTGCCGAAGCGGGCCCAAACGCCGCAGCAGATTCTCGCCGCACTCAACGCAATCCCACTACCGGGCTGACGCATGGCCAAGAACTTCGGAAGGGTCAACGTCAGCATTACGGCCAGCACGGGCGGGCTGACGGCTGGGCTTGCTCGGGCAGGGAAGAGCCTCGGCGGGTTTGCCAGCACCGTCGGCTCGGCGGTGAACCCGCTGCGAATGCTGGGCAGCGTCGCCGGATCTACGTTCGGCCAACTGTCGATGTTCTCCATGGCACAGTCGGCCGTGAACACGTTCACGTCGATGACCGCTGCCGCGGCCGAGAGTATCGACGTGCAGAGCAAACTGAGCCGCCGGCTGGGCACGACCTACGGCGAACTCGCTGGGCTCAAGCTGGCCGGCGACCTGGCTGGCGTCGGCATCGAGCAGATCGGCACGGCGATGACCAAGTCGGACGTTGCCATGCAAAAGGCCGTGGGCGGGTCGAAGCAAGCCCAAAAGGCTTTCGCCAACCTTGGGCTGGATGCTGGGCAACTGCAGGGCATGTCGAGTGCGGACAGGTTCGAGGCCATTGCCTCGGCCATCGCCAACATCCAGAGCCCGGCAGAGCGTGCGGCCGCGGCTGTGGCGCTGTTCGGACGCAGTGGCGCAACCATGCTGCCGCTGTTCGAGGGCGGGGCAGAGTCGATCCGCAAGGCCCGTCAGGAAGCGGAGCGGTTCGGCCTGACGCTGACGAACGCCCAGGGGCAGAACGTCGAGAACATGAACGACTCGTTCACGCGGGTCTATGCGTCGATTCAGGGCATCGTGCAGCAGGTGGTCGCCCACCTCGCGCCGGCTGTCACCGGGATCGCCCAGACGTTCACCGACTACGTTGGAACTATCGGCGGTGCCAACATCGGGCAGGCTATCGGCGAGGCGTTGCTGAACGCTGCCCAGTTCTTGGCGGGAGTGGGCGACTACATAATCGCCAATTTCGGCCCAACTCTACAGGCGGTGTTTCAGTATCTATCGCAGGTCGGCGGGCAGTGGAACGCGATGTGGGCGTTTGCGGACCGGATAGCAGCAGGGTTCCGCGGAGCGTTTGAGTTTCTGAAGGCTGTCGGTGCCGGCATTGGGCTAGTGTTTTCTCGCATTATTCAAGGGCTTGCCAAGGCCGGCCAAAACATCGCCTCTGTGATTCCAGGCGGCGGCAGGGCGGAAAAAGCTCTTCGCCAACTGCGGGAAGGATGGCGTGCCAGTGGCGACACGTTTGCGGATGAGGCCAAAAAGAACCTGGCTCAGTCTGCCGCCAGTTTCAAGAAGGCTCTGTACGGAGACAAGGACGCCAACAAAGCCGGCGAGGCGATTGCCACGCCGCTAACAGATGCCGTGCAGCGGTGGCGCGACGCCGCACAATCCGCCGCGTCGTCTGTCGATAAGGCACAGACACAAGCCGGCAGCCAATCTTCTGTTGTCGCACAGGTCCGCATCAACTCCGCAGACCTCAAGGCCATCGTCGTCGGCAGCAGCGAGGGCGAGTCCTTCCGTAATTCCATCATGCGCGGGGCCGACCCGCGGCTCGACGTGAAGGAAGACGCGAAGCGGACGGCCGACAACACGGAGCGGGCCGCTGACGCTCTCGACGAAATGGCCAGCAACCTCACCGGATTCGGACTGGCGACACTCACCGCATAGCCATGGCAATCGTATCCGTCCACCAACTGCGATCGTTCGAATACTCCGAGTCCAAGGGGTCCAAGGGCTCCGTGGACATAAAGGGGTCCGTTGATCTGCTGGCCAAGTTCGACGGCGAGGTTGATTTCAATGTGCTGATCAACGACACCACGACCTGGCCGACGTTCTACAACCGCAAGATCCCGCAACTGAACGACCTAGAGCTGGTCGGCGGCATCCCGTTCTACGTCACCTCGCGCAAGTTCGGCTATTTCAAGGGCGAGGAGCAGGAGCGGGCGGCCAAGATCACCATTGAGTACGACAACAAGCGAGAGGAGCCGCAAGACCCAGACGAGGAAAAGCCAGAAGGCACTGACGCTGAGACGTGGAAGAAGATCACGGTAACCACCGAGCAGCAGCAAGTGCCGCTGACCGACGAAGGGCCAGACGGCACGGCGGGCGGGGAGCCAGCGAGGAACTCCGCTGGCGATCCAGTGGATGGACTGACCGAGAATCGATGCCTTGCCAAGCTGACCTACACCAACAGCCAAGTAACAGATCCAAACTTCGCCTGGCTTTTGTCGTTCACCAACAAGACGAACCGGTTTGA